ACATAATGCGAAGTAAGAAACAGCCTCCTTAAACTGGCTGATTGACACCGCTAGACCACCGCAAAGCATTGATATTGTTCTTAATCCTAGCCCGTTTTGCTTTTTTGCGATGCTTTCCCAAAGCGCCTTTATACGTGGGTTTTCGTTGCGGTCTGCGTGTATTCCTAACAGTGCAATTTCAGGCTCAATTCCTGCTGATTCAGCTAGAAAAATCGCTTGCTCATCAGTTAGATAGCGCCGTCCTTTTCTGAAATCACTTATTCTTTGCTGTGGAATGTTCATATCCATAGCTATTTGCTTATCTTGTACGTACTTTTGAGCGTTTTTGTACGCATTTAATAGCTCGCATTGAAACATATTTACCCCTCCTTTTTTCTTATAGTAGCCCATAAATAACCAAATCTGGTGTATTGCATTAACCAAAATTGGTTATTAACCTCTAACCAAATTTGGTTATTTTGAATTTGGCCGCCCCTTTGTTTGTCCTTGAAACAACTTGGGGGTTGGCCTCCCAACTGTTCAAGGCGGTTACATGGCATACCAACAAGTTATAGATTTGGCTACGGGAAAACGAGAAGTTATTGACTTTCTCCCTGCTGTAACTTCAATTGCTAACCCTGACCATAAACTTTGGACTGGTCGCCAATCTCCTAACCCTGCGCTCACCTTTGCGGATTATGATAAGTCCTACCGTCCTGAGATAGTTGCCCATAATCGCAAACTTTCTGTTATTTCTAATTCATTAGACAATTTGATTCCCTCTCAAGACAGAACGGAATCTCACGCTAGTCCTTTGTCCCTTGCTCCTTGTCAGGACGTTGCACAATACATTCGCCGCCACGGTGATTTTGCGCCTCATATGCAGCGCGCTTTCACAAATATTCTTGAGCGTCGAGACTACACAACAGCCTTATCTATGATTAAAGACGCTCACGACCGCCTAAGTCGTGACGGTATCCGCTTCGCTCGCACTGATGACGAGTGCGTTGAGCTTGCTAAAGCAAAAGCAAAGGCATTTTCTAAAACGCTTTCAAAATTTGATGAAGTTGAAGAGCGTTTTACAAAAGCCTGTGAACTGCTTGCCTCACTTGGCCTTTCTTTCCGTCCCGAGCTTATCAAGCAAAAGCGCCAATCTAACGAGCTTGAATGTCTTACCTCTCGCGCCATGTGTGAGAACTGGCTACGTAGACAGCTACGCCGCCGCTATTTCGCTGAAGTCGAAGCGGTAGCGCGTGACCTTCTTCTTGTTAGCAAGAATGAAAATCCCTATTGCTCTGCTCATGGCCTTGAGGTGATGAAGTCTAGAAAGTCAGCGACTGAACAGGTTTTATCTAATACCGTTTGCTACGTCGAGGATGACCCTGAAACGTGGTTTACGCTCCAAGAGCTTGCCGCAAAATCCCTCTCAAACCCTACGATTAGACGTGCAGAAATGTTCGTTCGCCTCAAGGCTTTTGAGGATATTTGCAAAGAAAGCGGTCACGTTGCGATGTTTTACACCGTGACCGCTCCCTCCCGTTTTCACGTTTTCAAGGGTGACGACATTAACCCGAAATGGTTGGAAGCTGGCAAGCCTAGTGCAATTGATGCGCATCACCACTTGATGGGGGTTACTAATGCTTTTCGTAAGGCGCTCGACAAAGCCAAAATTAAAATCTATGGACTACGAATTGTTGAACCGCATCATGACGGTACACCGCACAATCATTTTCTCTACTTCATGCTCCCCGAGCATGAAAGCGTGGTCACAAGAATCCTTAGAGATTGCGCTCTCCGTGATAGTCCTAACGAGTCAGGTGCAAAAAAATACCGATTCAAGGCAGAGAAGATTGATTTCAAAAAAGGTTCGGCGGTTGGTTACGTCGCTAAATACCTTTCAAAAAACATCGACGGCCAACACATCGACTTTGACCGAAATTCAAACAAATCAGGCACCGAAGCGGCTCAATCTGTCGTCTCGTTCAATCGCTTAAATGGTGTAAGACAATTTCAATTCTACGGCGGCTGTTCTGTCTCCGTCTGGCGTGAGATGCGCCGTTTACGCGATGAAATCAAAGAGGATGACGCGGTGATAACTTCAAACCAATTCAGCAAAGATGAACACTTTGTTCTAGAAACCATTCGCCGCGCTGCCGATGAAGGCGACTTTAAGCGCTTCCTTATTGCCATGGGCGGCGTCTTTGTTAAACGCAAAGAGCAAACCCTGCAAACTGCTTACGCTAAAAAAATTAACGTAGATGGTCTTTTTCTCCGTACCCGTTACGGCGATGAAATGAGCGCGGCCATTCAAGGCATCCTTTTCAAAGGCCGTTTAATCCCTACCCGTTTCAAAGATTGGCGCTTTGCAACCAAGAAACAATTTATTCGTGGTGTTCGCACCATGATGACCGGAACGCGCATGATTTTCAGCTCTTTAGAGGAAGAGTTTGAATATCGTTCAATGCTCGCCGAAGAGTATGAGCGCATGCAAGAGGAAGCCGCTTTCTGGTTCGAGGTTGCTTCTGCCGAATCCTGCGTAATGTATGGCGATGAAATATATCTAGAAGATGCGCCGCCACCCGATTGGTGTTGGGGTTGGGCGCAGCCCGACCCCGACACCAATTGGGTGGCCTTGGACTTGTGTCAATAACTGTCGCCATATTTTTTAAACCGATTTCTAACCACTGTAAGGACAAACAAAAATGATTACACAAGGCTTAATTTCCGATAAAGACGATATTCAGACCAAAGTCTTTAATAACCCTACTACTGGCGAAATTCGTACCAGTGGCGTTATTAACTTGCTTGTTTCAAAGCCGACTCAAGTTATTACTGTCAAGGTATCTGAGGAGCTTTGGCGCGAGTCTAATAACGGTCAGTTCTTCCAATCACTTGTAGGCAAATCTATTGATTATTGTCTCTCACCGAAGGACTTTTCTTTTACTCGTGACGGCCAACAGGTATCGGGCACAAATATTAACCTCTTCAAACTTCCCGAAGTGAAAGACGTTAAATAAGGCGGCATAAATGACCGAAGAGCAATTTTTACAACTAATGACGCAATTAGAGTCCCTTTGGTGGCTTGGATTTGCAGGTTTCATAGCTGTTTTAGTTGGTCTTGGTTTAATAGCAGGTCAACAAAGATGACAGATTTTCAGTTTTTGTTACCAACCTTTTTCGGCGCATTAATCATGGGCTATGCAGTTGGCTTTAAATGGTTAGTGTTCAAGAAAGCAACCGAGGCAATCGCCTCTGATTAAATATATGTAATGGAGAATTACACCATGAAAAAAAGCACTAAAGCAGCGTTAATCGTTGCCTCTTTAGCAGCAGTTGCGGCAACTGGCGCTAATGCGGCAATCCCACAGGAAGCGCAAGCCGCCCTTGATGCGGTTGGCGAATTTACTTCAACCGTTGTCGGTTGGATGTGGGGTGTGGGAACTGCAATGATTGTCGGCTTTGTCGGCCTCAAAGTGGTCAAAAAAGGTGCCAACAAGGCGACCTAATAACCAATTTAATGGTTGCCCCTTGTGGGACTATATCAAGGGGCTTAATTGCCCCTTGATTTTTATGGTTTAAAAATATGCACTTAAAATTAATTTCCTTTCTCCTGCTTTTTGTCTCTTTTGCTTCTTTTGCAGGTTATAAAATTACAATTGACCAAACAGGCCTTGGTCTAGGTCAGTATTTCAATTCTTTATCTGATATGGATGGTTTTTATATTGGCAAGTGTGTTCGTTACAGTTCTAATTATTACAAGTTAGAATCTGTATCTAATGGCGGTTCAACTAATAGACAATATAGCGGTCGCGCCAACTCTCTCTCTGATTGCTCAGGTATTCCTTACTCTAACACACGTGCTTTTAATGTTTACTTTGATTCATTAACTTGTTCAGACGGTCAAGAATACAACCCCGAAACGGGCAAATGTGAATACCCCGAAGCGCCTTATTGTGGCTCCTCTGAGATGTTCGAGGACGTTGCTAACCTCTATAACGCATGTTTTGAGCAAAATGGCATATTTAGCTATACCTGTGACGATAATACTCAGGCTCTAGATGCTAAGTGCGATTTAACTACCGCTGACCAGTGCGTGATTGGTCGCCCTACTTGGCCTGATTGTCTTGATAAGCCACATCAACCTAATGACCCTACTAGCCCATTGCCCCCAATTGGCGGCTTTAATCCAAGTCCTGTAAATCCTTCTGTGCCTCCTTCACCTGTTGAAAAGCCCGATGTCGAAGAACCGGATAAAACGGAAACTTCTGACACTGGCGTTATTAATGCTATCAAGAACCTGAACGACGATTTAAACAAATCGAATACTGATATTCATAATGATATGAATAAAAACTTTTCAACAATGAATGACGCATTACGTCAGCTTAATAGCACTAATACCGCCATTGGACAAAGTATTGTTGAACAGATGAAACAAGATGCGCAGATATACGAAAATAATAAAAAGCTTCAGCAGCAAATTGGCGCTAATAATATCAATGCGATTAATTCGCAAACCAAGTCATTATTGGAAGGTAACAAGGCAATCACTGGCTCTATCACCGGAAATACAGACAGATTAGTTGCGGCTGTCAATGCTTCTGGTGATGGTGTTGTATCGGCTATTGATGGCCTTGCCGACAAGCTAAAGCCCTGCGACCCCAATACTGACCCCTTTAACTGTGAAGGCGAAAACGGTTTAACCCCTTCCTCTGTTGAGTCTATTTTGAAACAAACGTCAGCAGTAGTCACAACCAGTCAGGTTGATGCTGAGGAGGGTTTTTTAACTACTCTTAAAGAAACCATTGATAATAATTTAATTGAGGATACTCAATCCTATTTAGAAGACATGAAATCCGATTTAATTGGTGCTTTGCCTAATTCCTCTCAATGTGATGTTGATGTTTTAAAAACCCCTTACGGCGATTTTAGTATTGGCTGTGAATATAGCTCTAGATTGAAATCTATCCTCGCTTTCGTTTTCTACATTTACACGCTCTACACTTTGGCAGAAATATTATTTACAGGTGTTACTCCTGCTGCCGGAACCGTCCCATATTTCTCACGGAGATAATCAAAGATGCCTGTTTTCTTACTTCCCATAATCACGGGTATTACTGGCGCGCTTAGAATACCTGCTATTGCGGCTTTCTTGGCTACGCTTGCGGCCAATATCCTGTCATGGTTTAGCGAGCGTTTTACTCGTGCTGTTGCCATTAACTTAACCGTTTTAACAATGGTTATCGGTTTAGCTTTGGCTGCTGCTTCTGCTATGTATGCCCTCGCCGCAGGACTTGCCGAGATTACGCCGCCCTACGTGGTCGATGCGTGGGGGATGTTTGTTCCCTCTAATGCGATTCCCTGTGTTGCGGCCATCTTTTCAGCAAAAGTGATCCGTTGGGTTTGGGGATGGCAATTCTACGTAATCACCAAAATGTCGAGTTAACGTTATGGCGAGTGTTTATTTTGTAACGGGAAAACTGGGCTCTGGAAAGTCCTTGATTGCGGTCAGTCGCATTCGTGATGCTCTCATGAGAGGCGTACCAGTTGCCACTAATCTCAATATCAACCTAAAGGAAATGATAGGCCGTGATAAACGGAACACCCGTTTATATCGTCTGCCTGACAAGCCCACGGTCGAAGATATTGAGATACTTGGCTATGCCAATAAGTCTTATGATACGTCTAAGGACGGTCTAATCGTGCTTGATGAGTGCGGTACTTGGTTTAACTCTCGCACATGGAACGACAAGAATCGACAAGCCTTACTCGATAGGTTTTTGCATATCCGCAAATTGGGATGGGATGTTATTTTCATCGTTCAGAATATCTCAATGGTCGATAAACAAGCCCGTGAGGGTCTTGCTGAGCACGTTGTTCACTGCAAGCGATTAGACCGGATGCAAATCCCTTTTCTATCTACCATTGTTTGGATTCTCACGCTTGGTCAGCTCAAAATCCCTATGCCAAAGCTTCACATCGGCATAGTGAAATATGGCGACACGATTAACGCTCTCACGGTTGATAAGTGGATGCTCTGGGGCACTGATTTGTATAGCTCTTACGATACAAAGCAGATTTTTCAGAACCACTATCCTCATGGCACCTATTCGGTTTTGCCTCCTTGGTACATTCACGGCCGCTATACAGTCCCCTACACTGCGAGAAACATCATGCGCATTACTAAAATTTTATTCAGAAAATACTCACGTGTTGCCATGTTCGCCGTAGGCGCTGCCTTCGGTGCTGCGTTCTGGCACTTCACATCGCCTGAGCCTGAGCTTATCCAACTCGTTCAGGCTCAAAATCAAATGCTAACCTCTGAGTCCGACCACAAGTTATCAGAGCTGTTGGGCGGCTTTACCATTTCCAGATATACCGCCTTGCCTGATGCGCCTGTCACTTTCGAACTGTCTAACGGTGCAAAGCGCCTCACGTCCTATGAGCTTCAATCTATGGGCTTTGAAATCGAACCCCTTTCACGCTGTGAAATCATCATCAAATCAGGTGCTCAAAATGAAACTATTCACTGCTAAAAAATCAGAAAATGAAAAAGTAGTAAGTCCTGCTCCGCGATGGGTGATTTTTCGTCTTTTTGAAAAATTACACGGCGTGGAGCCGACAAGCGGAGACGCTGCCAAGCAATCCACTATACTCAAGTCCGCGCGTCAGTTACTCCTAATCTTGATGCTTTCCCTTCCTGCCCACGCAGCCCCTTTCGAGTCATCGGACACGCCTATTGCTGAGTTTGCCTCTTGGTACTCGCAGCAAACGGGGATTAAGGTTGTTTTGGGTCAGGGTGTCCTTGGTTCTGTTAGCTTTACCGCCCCTGATTTGGTTCCGGCTGAGTACCCTGCTTTTTTTGACTCCGTTTTACGTGCTCACGGTTACTACCTGGTCAAAGATGGTAACGCCTATGTAATCAAGATAGCCCCCGAAGCAAAAGAGGTAATCACCCCTGCTATTGTGAAGCTCTACCGCTTCAACTATATCCGAAACTCAAAGCTTTCTGATTTGGTTCAATCCACGCTCAAGGCTACCTCTAGCGAGTTTGTGAAGGATAAACAGGTGGATAATTACTCGGTTGAAATCCTCCCGAATACTAATGCCTTGATTGTGTCCGGTACGGCTCAACAGTTAGAAAAACTCGATGTGTTGTTATCGGCTATTGATGTGCCGCAAAGGCAAATTTTTATTGAGGCCGTAATCACTGAGACTGAATTAGGCGATAACAGCGAGCTAGGGGTAAACCTTCAAGCCGCCTTTGATAAAGCGGGCTTTGTGACCAATTTGGTTAATGCCTCCAAGCTCAAAGACAACCTATTTATATTTGAGTCAGGGGATTTTAACGCCTTGGTCAAGGCCATCTCTGGGTCAAGTGATACTCGTTTGCTGAGTCGCCCTAATATCTTGATTATGGATAGGGAGCGCGGTTATATAACCGTTGGCCAGAACGTGCCTTTCTTGGTGTCTAACTCCACTACTGACGGCGGCACAAGTGTTCAGCGTATCGAACGAAAGGACGTAGGTGTTAGCTTAGAAGTAACGCCCCATGTCATGGGCGATGATGTGATTTTGGTTATCAACCAAGAGTCTAGCTCTGTCACTGACTCAACCATTGCCGCCGATATTATTACCAACAAGCGCACCTTGATGACCACGGTTGCGGTAAAGTCCGGCCAGACTATCGTTCTCGGTGGTCTCATTTCCGATGAAAAGCGCAATGTCGAATCCGGTGTTCCTGTTCTCAAAGATACCCCCTTAATTGGTGGCCTCTTTCGCTCCACGTCAACCAAGAACGTGCAGAAAGAGCTTAGGGTCGTTATCAAGTCAACCGTATTATAAAAGGGGCTTATAGCCCCTTAATTCTTGCCATTGCTCTGGCATATTTCACTAGCTTTGAGCGTGTCATTGCATCGCTTGGCGCTTCAATCTGTAGTATTGCTATTGCTGTGAGTAGTTGCTGCGGCGCTACCCTGTCACCTGTTGGGAATATTAAGCGCCCTCCCTCCATTCTGAACCCGTCCCACTCGTCCCCGTGGTAAAGCTCTCTTCTTCTGTGCCATCGCATCAGCCTTTTGCACTCTGGCGGTATCTTTTCGCCCTTGTCCCATTGCTTGACCTCTGTCACAGATTTAAAACAAAGTTTTGCCGCTTCCTCTACACTCAAACCGCACTCAAATTCACGAAAAACAAAATTTTTTGTCATTTCGCTTCGATTCATAATAAAAACTCCCAAAATCGGGAGTTTTATAAGCATCTGATTTTATGGCAACTTTTACCATAAGCCGACATAATNNTTTTGCAATGCTTTCCCACAGCGCTTTGATGCGTGGGTTCTCGTTGCGGTCTGCGTGACATCCTAACAATGCAATTTCGGGATCAATTCCTGCTGACTCTGCTAGAAAAACTGCTTCATCATCAGAGATATAGCGTATCCCTTTGCGCATTTCGCTGATTCTAGGTGATGGTAGATTCAAATCATGTGCAATTTGCTTGTCTTGTATGTAGTTTTTCGCCTTTTTGTAAGCATCTAATAGCTGGCTTTGATACATAAATGACCCTCCTTTTTTCCTGATTTTAGCCCATAAGTTACGAAAAGCCGTATCTTGCATTTACGATTTAACGTATCTAGATTTACGAAAAATCGTATCAGACCACCTTGGGCGCTAGACCTTAACTCTTCCCCTTGGTGGTCGCCCAACCAGTTAAGGCGGTCATCATGGCAATCACAGCAAAGAAACAAACCCTAGCACAAAGCATGAATCCCTTTGTGGTTATCCAACTAACCTCCGGCGTTCTTCCTCGTTTCTTGCAATTCAAGTCATATGATGAATCTGGCCAACACGTTTTTCATGTCACCTCGGACAAAAAACGTGCTCACCAAATGCCGCTTCCAACGGCCAAAGCTGTCTTGCACAAGATCAAACGTGACTGGCCTCTAGCTCAGATTTCTTATCAGGCTAAGTAAGGTCGCTATCATGGGTGATTTCATCTACTACGACAACGAACCCAACATCGGAATCAATGTGTATTTCGTTTGGGGGCATCGTTTCTTTAAAAACTGGCCTGAGTTTGAGCAATACCTTGCCGTTCATTATGGCTCTGACCCATATCAACTGGTTGAAATCACTAACGAAAACTACAACGAATTGCTGTTAAAGGGGGTCTTTCATGCCATGTAAGCACCCTCACCATGACACGGTTCGCCCTGTCAAAGTTGACCACTTGGCTTTTACTTTCGCCTATTCGGACTTGCGCCACTTGGACAAAAGCAACGATCAAGACTTTATCAATTTACAAATGCCCGTGTACCACGAGCCAAAAACTAAAACCAAGGAACAAGGCGCGGTGTGCTCTACCTTGGAACAAATCGAGCGCCATATGGAAGCGCACAAAAACAAAGTGTCAAAGATGCTCTTTCATCGCTTCGATTTGTTCATGTCCAAAATCATGGGCTTTCGTTTATCACCTATGCGTGGTCGTGGCCTTCATGGTTACAACGATTCTATGGTCATTCTCGATATGACCGGACAAGTTGAGTGCGGCCTTGTCGGAATTGGCGGAAACAACGATACCGTTTTTGTCCAAATCAACGGCACGGGGTGCACCAAACTTTTCGACCGTATCGACTCTAAGAAGCTTCATTGGTGGCTTGCTCAGGTTCTTGGCATTACTCGCTTAGTTCGTCTCGACTTGGCCGTGGACGATTACACCGGAAACTTCGACGCCAAGTATGCAGAGAAATGTTTTTATGAGGGAGCATTTCGCACTGCTCCAAGGGGTCAAGGTCCCTCAATGGTTCCTCATAAACGCATTACAGAAAACGGCGCTTTGATGGAAGAAGCAACGATTGTTGGCTCTCGTTCCTCGGCGATTTACTGGCGTATCTACAACAAAAAGCTTGAGCAAAAAATTACTGACCCTGACCTGATTTGGTATCGAAACGAGGTTGAGCTGAAAAAGTGCGACATCGAGCTTTTAGCCAACCCTGCCGCCTCTTTTGCGGGTATCTGCCCTTTCGCGGCCTCTATCGAGTGTACGCCTCCGGTTAAGTTCTCTCGCAACAAAAAGGCTCAAGGTCTTGAATTTATGGCTCGCATTGCATGGGTTCGCCGTCAATGTGGCGTGGCGTTAGCGGAAGTTATCGCCATGACGCAAGGCGATTTAGGCGAAGCATTCGGGATGCTTATCCCTCACAAACATAGACGCCCTGACTTTGAATTGCTCGGCGTTCCTGATTCATACACACAACTGAAAAACACACTATGGAGTTAAGGTAATGGCTAACATCACTGGCATCGTCATCAAAACATTTCCTAAATCGGGTACCACGATTGCAGAGCTAAACGTTCTGCGCCCTGTTGAAACCGTCAATGTTGAGAAGTTTGCTCAATACGGTTTAGGGCTAAACACGGATATTCCTTTCAACAAGCAACCGCTGCGTATTGAACCTGCATACGCCAAGCGTTTGATTGAAACACGCGCTTTTGTTCCTAACCGTGAATATGACATTCGCTTTGGTAGTAACCCTGACGACCCATTAGAAGTCGTCGCGGTTGAGCTCATCCCCAAGGATGAGGATTTAAAGAAATACATGGCTGAAACATTGAAGAAGTAGGTCAAGAACATGAGTCATTGCGTGATTGCTTACAACGGTTATTTGATGCTTGCGCCTCAAGGCTTTGATTGCACTTACGTGATGCTCACTCCCTCGGAGCTAGACGACATTAAAAATGTTTCGTTTGGCTCTTTAACCATCGACTCACAACTTTACTCTGATTTGACGGCGTATCTTCTACTGTCATTTTTTGGTGGTCATGTTTTGGGTCGATTAGTAAAAACCATGGGGCGTCGATAGCCCTAAATCCTTAAATCAGTTGGAGAAATTCCTATGAAATTTCGTAACATGGCTAAAAAATTCGGTGTTGTAGTAGCAACTTCTGTCCCTGCTTCTTTCGCTTTTGCGGATGATCCTATTACCGAACAACTCAAGGGCGCGATTGCGTCCGGTCAAGCGAATTACACCATGGTGGTGATTGGTGTCATTGGTCTTGCCGCTATCGCCTTCGGCCTTGGTCGTATCCTTGGCATCTTGAAGTAATCGTTATGGTTGCTTTTGTCTCCGATGCTCTAACCGTTGTGGTGGCCGTGGCTTATTTCATGGCCTTTGCATACGGCTTTTACACCGGAGTGAACGCCTCCTAAATGGGGGCGTTTCCTCTTAGGGGGCTTTATGCTGCGTTCAATGACCAATACCTTCATTGCGATACTTGTATTTATCACCCTTTTTTTACTTGGCTCACTGCCCCACGCCAACGCGGCGTCATGCCCAATTGGCGATACTCCTTCTCTAAAGTGGCCTCTTGGCACTTCTTATATTGCCTCTGCTTGTGTCAATGGCTGTCGAGCGGTTGAGGGTTCAGCAGGTCAAAACACTTGGACTTGTAACACTTCAGCAGGTTATTGCACTGGCTATTTCACAACAACGGGTGATAGCTGCTCTGGCTCTGACAATACTAACGGTTCATGTGATGCTAACGGTAACTGTACAGGCTCAGGTGGTACAGGTGGGGGCACTAACGGAAATGGATTGGTCACTGTTCCTATGCTCCCTTATTCAGTCATTCAAGGTACTGATTTATCCAAGGCTTTTGAACATACTGTCAAATCTTTAAACAACCAGAATGAATTTGTCAGAAGAGAAGTTGAATCACTAAAGATTCTATCGGAAAACAAACTTCAGGGTCTTTATAATTTATTTAGACAAAATACCGATGCGGTTAAGTCTTCTCAGCAACATATTACCGATACTAGAAACGAGTCTGTAAGGCAGACTCTAGAACTTTACAAAGCTAATGATAAATTACAACAGATGATAATTAAGCTCTCTTCTGGTACTGGGAGCGACAATGCAGAAACCTATCTTAAAAATATTTCTAACGCGATTAGTAATCACTTTATTGGAAACTCTTACAGCGCTTTAGCTCATCTAGATAACACGGTCAGTCGCCTAGACTCTGTAAAGCGTACTCTCGATGACAATCACAACTCATTTACTAACTTTTTTGCTTATCGCATGGACTCGTTAGAAAAGGCACTTTCTGGCATTGGTGGCGGCGGTGGTGATGTTGATTTATCCGGTATTGAGTCTGGTATTAACTCTCTTAACACGGGTATTGATTCGGTCAAATCGGGGATTGATAACTTAAATGGTTTACTCAGTGGTAACGGATTGTCTAAGCCAGGCATTGGCTCTGGTGTCGATTTCGGGGAGCTTCCTCTCTATGGTGAGGATGCTATTACCAAGCTCAATACTGAAATTACCGATTTACAGAAACAATACTCAGAAAAGACAAAGGAGTTTAAAAAGCTCTTTTCCTTCGACATTACCAAACTAGAAAGCGGCCAATACAAAGACCATTCTTTAACGTTTAAATTCGCTAACGGTGCCACGACTAAATTCACGTCTGGGGTCTTCCCTGCTTTGGTTGACAACGCCGCCTTGATTTCATCCGTCATCTTATTTTTGGCTGCTTTTGCAGGTATCAAGACCATCATGGGGTAGCGTGAGTAATGCAATTTTTATTAGATTTGCTTGGCGCTATTGCCAATGCAGGTGACGCGGTCACTGAGTTTTTCAAGTCTATCCCTGATTACTTCGGTCAGCTCGTTGTTTGGGGCAATGCTTGGTATGTCAAACTTAAGTTTCTTTGGCTGATTTACTCGCTTGAGCTTGCCTATAAAACGGCGGAGTACCTTCTCAATGACATTGGCTTTAACGATATGTTAGCCAGTTTCTTTAATGCCCTACCGGATGAAATCCGTTATTACGCTTTCATTTTCAAAATCCCTCAAGCTATTGGGATTTACTTCAACTGTCTTGCTACTGCGTTTGTTTGGAAAATTACGAGGTTCTAACCATGGCTATTTTTATTCGGACGGGAGCCAACGGGTCGTACAAGTCTGCTTATGTGGCCTACTTTGTCATTTTAGAAGCATTGAAAGCAGGTCGCGTTGTTGTCACCAATATGCAGGGGTTTGAAACGCTCGATGTTATCGAAAAGCGTTTTGATATTACGTTCCCCTCCACTACTCGCCTAATCCGTATCTTCAGCCGAGACAAGAATGGTATCGAGCTTTGGCAGCATTTCTTTTGTTGGTGCCCGATTGGTGCGCTCATCGTGATTGATGAGTGCCAAGATATTTTCTCTAAGAATATCGGCTTTCGTATGGAGAAGGTGTTCTATCGTCCGTTGTCCGATTTTCTCCCTATGTTGCCGCCTGACTATGAGAGCTTTTTTAATGCTCGCTATCTCCCTGCGGATATGTCCAAGCTGCAAGCTTGTGAGATGGACGACAGGGGGATAGCCGAATATGACGAAACAGGTCGAATCATTTATCCCTTATCTTTTAATGAGGGGTTCATGCGTCACCGCCATTACAACTGGGATATTCACTTGCTTTCGCCTGATTGGGGGCAAATTGATTCGGCTATCCGTGCTTGCGCGGAAGAATGCTATTTCCATAAAGGCCGTGACGCCTACTTTTTTGCTCGAAGAAAGCCCCTGATTTACCGTCACCCGAAAAACGTTGCCACATTGGTTATCCCAAAAGGAAAAGATCCCAACGTCTTTCCTCAAAAAATCCCTCTCGATGCTCACTTGCTCTACAAGTCCACGTCAACAGGTCAAGCGAATCAATCAGGTGCAATCAATATGCTGCTAAAGAATCCCACCATCGTGGGGTCTTTGCTGCTTGGTATACTTTCAATTGGGTATTTTATCTATGCGTTTTCCGGTCTGGTTTTTGGTTCTTCTAAGACGGTGGCGGACACGTCCGCGCAAACGTCTAACACTTCCGTTTCTCAGTCGCCCGATAGCGTTCCTCAAACGGGTGGGCAAAATGCTCCTGCTTTATCTACTGGTGGGGACGGCCATCAAGCTGGCTCTGTTTCCCCTGCTCCATCTCATCGGATTGATACCATAAAGCAAATGCTTGGTCTTTATGACTTGCAGACCCTCTATTACACCGGACACTCCACACGACAATCCCAAACTAAGGGCTTTCAGTTCTTTGTCACACTGGAGGCCAAAACACCGGAGGGAACCTATTACCTAGACGATACATTCTTGAGGGCAAACGACATTGCTTACGTGCATTACGATGACTGTCTACTCAAGCTCACGAAACAAAACATCACTATCAACGTAACCTGCAAGCCGATACTGCGCGAGGCGGTGCCTGACGCGAGTCAGCCGCCGCAAGTAAAGTTAGGCGCGCTCTTTTAGGTGATCATATGGAACAAATCGTTATTACTGTCGACCAGTTCGCCACATTTATGGAAGCGGCCTTTTTTTCAAACGTGCTCGCGGTCTTTCTGGCGCTATTGCTCTATGACCTATTGACCTGCTTTCTGGTGTCGTTCTTCACGCGCATGCGAAAGCGAATGAACAACATATCCACAGAATCTGTAGATAACTAGGCCGCTTATGCGGTCTTTTTTTGCAAGAAATTGCCGCAGGCAATCCGTAGGACGGGGCAACGCGCGAGCGTTGGGCAAGTTTCGCGCAGGGAGTGGCAGCCCCGCAGGGACTAGGCCATAACGTTAGCTCCAACACACTCTGAACGTATGCTACTGCATAGCCGAAACACTCCAAGCGTTCGCGGCGGTTCGCTTGATTGCTAAAGCGCACCAGTCAGTCAAGTGATCATCAATACTCTTGCACCAGAAAAAACACCCTTCGCCCTGCCAAGCCATAAAAGAGGTTTCAGCAAACGCAGTGGGTAGCAGCATTTTCTCGCGGAACTGGCCACAACTAGGCGCGGCGAGAGTCGAGCAAGCCTCATTCTTTGGGTTTTGTCTTTTTGGTGTCGTGCGCTTAGCGCGCGCACAAGGAGTGGACTACGACGCGGAGCAGCGCAAAGCGCCGACCCCCGCGCTGTATCACGGGGGTAGATTCCACCACACTCCAAGGCTTCAGCGTGTCTTTTCAACCATAAAGCGACTTTCCTTTCTTGCAGCCAAGAAAAAGCCGCCTAAGTCGGCGGCCATTCATTGCAAGCAAAGGTGTCTTTCATCTTGAATCTATCGTTCATCGCAAACGTTAAACGACAGACTTGCGGCATTCAACACTCTTCTGTATAAAACGCGATGAGCAACAAAGCGCCTATGTAATTGTTATGGTTATTAGTTGCCATAGTATCAACATCTGTGATTATGACTGCTTACGGCCTGATAATAACTGTTATAAGGCTAAAATAGGTAATTTATGAACGATAAAAAAGTCAACTATTTTGTAAGATGTCTAATTGTCGGCTTAGCGGCCTTCATTGTTTGGATTATATCTTACAGCTTATTATCCCCAGATTCTAAGGGAGCAATTTCAGCTGGTATGATCACATTGGTGATTTTGCTAGTTGTAATAGTTCTCAGTGAAACTTTTGATCAATTTAGCGTAGGAAAAATTTTTAGTTTATCGAAGGAAGTAGCTAAAAAAAATGGATCTATTGTAAGGTTAAAAAATGAGAACACCGAGTTAAGAAAAGAACTAGTAAATGTTGTTACATCTATAAATCAGCACCAGACTAGTACAAATATTATCGGTGTTTCACCAGCTGATATAGCCAAAGCTATCGGAGTTGAGAAAGCAACACCAGATGAAATTACGGAAAAACGAACAGAAGAAATTGAAGAAATTCCTGAACGTGTTAGACCTATTCGCCGAATAATAGACCATCGAAAGCTTGAGGAAGTCGTATTTAATAATTTTCTGAAAACTCGAAATCTAACTAATTTGGATCTTATCAGAGAAGCTAAACTGGTTACTCAATTTAGTGGTATAGATGCAATAACTAATACCCAGCCAATTTATGATGGTTACATAAACACTGGTGAAAGCGAGATATTCATAGAAATTAAAATTGCTCGAGCCTCTACGATAATGATTCGTGAACGAGTGTATTTAATGCTAAACAAAATTTTCTTATACAATAAAATTAAGAATGCAAATGCACATCTAAACTTAATACTTGTCGATATAGGAGGCGAAGATGACGATAGGAATCGTATTCAACGTAATTTCGAGCTATTGAAAGAATTCTTCGAACCATCAATATTAAGAGGATTACTGAGAATAGTGCCAATGTCTTTGTCTGAAGTAGAAAGAGAGAAAATATACAAAGAAATTTAGTTGCCTTATAACAAGGAAGGCGTTTAAGAGGGATTCGCAACGCGTAGCTTTTAGTGTGATGCGGTTAGTTGGCAGTAGCGTGCTCATACATTATATGCCCGAGATTTATGAGGAAAAGGAAGAAAGTGAATATTTTTTGTAAAATAACGAATCAACATCAGGAAGACGATAAAAAAAATAATAAAAACACTGATGTCCCCAACTCAATATCTGATCGTGACCTCAGAAGGTTATACGCTGTTGAGTTTAAGAGTCAGTCTTATGCTTCTTACTACACTACAAGTATGGAGAAAGATAAGAGCATACTGACCTTATCGGTCGCTGGAATTGGCTTTTCTCTCACACTCTTGAAATTAGCGGAAGTAGTAAATCTACATGACTTAATCATATTTGTTCTATCCAGTATTTCCTTCCTTGGTTCTATTTATGCTGTTGTTACAATGTTTGGTAGGAATGCCGACTTCATGATTGATTTGACGCAAGACAAAGATACAAGCGTTAAACAGTATCAACTGCAAAAATTGGATAAACTAGCAATAAGGTGCTTTTACACTGGGATAGTATTGACGATTATATTAGGCTTATCAACGTCGGTAGGACTCATAAACAAGGAGAAAAATATGAGTGAAAACGAGAAACAGAACGTAATACAAACTGAAGTCAGAGGTATCGCGTTAGAAAGTTTGCAAGGGGCACAGCAAATAAAGAAAAGTCTTGCGACTGCTGCCGAACTCGCACCAAGTGAAACAACACAACCAACCTCAACCTCGCAGTCTAGCTCGTCGGCTAGTGGTCCTGCAGCAATGAAACCTGACATAGACTAAAAAGCATTCAGTGTTTTAGTATCGTAGTAGTGTTGCTCACACTTTAATGCGGCATTGAAAAGGGGCTTATAGCCCCTTAATTCTCACCATTGCTCTGGCGTATTTTAGAAGTTTAGATCGAACTAGATCATGTTCTGGTGCTTCAATCTGCAAGATTGCTATTGCAAATAAGATTTGTTGAGGCGCTACCCTGTCACCTGTTGGTAGGATTAATCTCCCACCCTCCATACGAAAGCCCCACCACTCATCACCGTAATAGAGTTCTTTCCTACTGTGCCATCTCATTAGCCTTTTACAGATTGGTGGTATCTTCTCCCCCTCATCCCACCGCTTGACCTCGCTCACAGTTTTAAAACAAAGTTTTGCGGCTTCTTCGATGCTTAATCCGCATTCAAATTCACGAAAAACAAAGTTTTTTGTCATTTCTTTTCGATTCAC